AATAACGAACCAAACGAACCAACAGGTGAGTAATGAAAAGTTTCTCTTCTGTTTTAAATGAACTAAATGAATCAAGGAAGGATATTCCTACAGGTTCATTTGAAGTAAAAAGAAAGTTCATTGAAATAGGAGAACAAAGATTTAACGTAGTATACACCTTAAAAAATGGTGAATACAACATCAATATTGATGGTAATAAGTTAAACGAATCCTTTAAGAGTTTAAAGGATGCAGAACAAGAGTTTAATAATATCCGATATGTAATGAAAGATTTGATTGAAAAGGATACAAATATAGAGGAAATTATCAATGAAATTAATATCAGAGTTTAACGATTACGAAGTTCAACCCGTAATAGTTGAAGAAAACGAAAAGGGTGAAAAAGAATACTTCATCGAAGGTATCTTTATGCAATCTGAAATTAAAAACAGAAACGGTAGAGTGTATCCTAAAGAAGTAATGCAAAAAGAAGTCAACAGATATAGAAAAGAGTTTGTTGAAAAGAAACGTGCATTTGGAGAGTTGGGACACCCTGAAGGGCCGACTATCAATTTAGACAAAGTTTCGCACTTAATCACAACATTAGAAGAAGATGGAAACAATTACGTGGGACGTGCAAAGATTTTAAGTACACCAAATGGTCAAATCGTTAGAAATTTGATTGATGACGGTGCAAAATTAGGAGTATCATCAAGAGGTCTAGGTTCACTAGAAGAAAAAGGTGGTGCTCAATATGTGAAAGGCGATTTTCAACTTGCAACTGCAGGTGATATCGTTGCAGACCCGTCTGCACCTGAGGCCTTCGTAGAAGGAATCATGGAAGGTGTTGAATGGGTTATGGAGAATGGTATATTAAAGGCAGTTCAAGTAGAACAAATGCAGAAAGAATTACGTTCTGCAAAGTCTTCACAACTAGAAGAAACCAAATTAAACCTTTGGAAAAAGTTCGTTGAGAACCTATAATATATAAATAAATTAAGTAGTTCAATTAGAAACTAAACAGGAGAAAAAAATGGCAGAGTTAGAAAATAACCTAGAAACTATCGAGGAGAAGGCTGTTAAGCAACCTCACGATGGTGCTGAAAAAGGTGATTCAAAACCAGTCAAACAAGGTTCATCTGATGCTGAGTCGATAGAGTCAGGAAAAGTTGAAGTCGTTAAACCTGAAGAAAATCCTGTTGACAAAGCTGTTGCATCAGTTAAGTCTGCTGAAAATGTGAAACCTGTTTCAGGTGATGCACAACAAAAAAACGCAGATAAAGCAGAAGCACAACCAAAATTGAAAAAAGTTTCAGAGGATGAAGCAGAGTCTAAGAAAGACGAAGTAAAATCTTCAAAAATGGAATCAATCAAAGCTATCGTCAACAACATGAAGGAAATGACTAAGGAAGAAATCTCATCAGTATTGGGAACAATTTCTGAAGAAGAGGTTGACGAGAGTTTGACAAAAGCAGAAATCGCTAGAAAAGTAGTTGAGTCTTTAAAGTCTATGGACGAAGAAGCAGTTGCTGAAGTTTATGGGAAAATGAAGAAAAAAGAAGAAGTAGAAGAAGAAGTTGCTGAAACAGAAGTTGAAGTAGACGAAGAAACTACTGCAGAATTAGAATCTTCATTAGTTGAAATCGAAATAGATGACGACCTATCTAAAATTTCAGAATCTTTAGAACTTTCAGAAGAAAATGCTGAAAAGGCAAAAACTATATTTAAAGCTGCTGTGACTTCTAAAGTTGCAGAAATCAAAGAACAACTTGAGTCTCAGTACTCAGAAGAATTAAAAACCTCAGTAGAGAAAGTTAAAGGTGACCTATCGGAAGCAGTTGACAAGTATCTAACATATTGTGCAGAAGAGTGGTCGAAAGAAAACGAACTCGCAATCGAAAGAGGTTTAAGGTCGGAAATGACTGAAAACTTTATCGAAGGGTTAAAAACATTATTCGTAGAACACTACGTTGATGTTCCTGAAGACAAGTATAATGTCATAGACGAACTTGCAAATCGTCTCGATGAGATGGAACAAAAACTTGACGGTGAAGTCACTAAGAATATGGACATCACTGAAGAGTTGGAAACTCTCAAAAGAGGCAACATTGTGAGACAAGCGGGTGAAGACCTAACTGAATCACAGAGAGAGAAACTAGTTTCACTTGCAGAAGGTGTGGATTATAAATCAGAAGAAGACTTCGCTGAGAAGATTTCTGAAGTTAAAAATGCATACTTCCCTGTAGAAGGTGAAAAACTAGTGGAAGATACAGTTGTTGAAGAAGGAACAGGAGTTATCTCTGAGGAATCAGACGAACCAATTCTTGCACCTGAAATCGCAACATATGCTAACGCATTATCAAAACTAAAACCATTAGGTTAATTTAAAGGAAATAAAAAATGTTTTTATCAGAAAACTTACAGGAAAAGTGGAGTCCGATTCTAGAACATTCCGATTTACCAAAAATCGAGGATAACTACAAGAAGGCTGTCACAGCAGTAATCCTAGAAAACCAAGAAAGAGCTCTTAAAGAAGATAGAGCAACTCTTGAAGAAGCTGCACCTTTAAATGCTACTGGAAGTGCGATATCTAACTGGGACCCGATTTTAATCAGTCTCGTTAGACGTGCAATGCCAAATCTCGTTGCTTACGACATTTGTGGTGTTCAACCTATGACTGGCCCAACAGGACTTATATTCGCCATGAAATCAAGATATCATGACGATGTAGACGCTGCTAGGACTGCAGAATCAGAAGCTTTATTCAATGAAGCTAGAACTGGTTATTCTGCAAACCCTCAGACAACTTCTACTTCTGTAGGTTCAGACCATTCAGGTGACCCATTTAACGGTTCATATGCATCTCAAACAGAAACTGGTATGACAACAGCTGAAGCAGAAGCTTTAGGTGATGCTGCTGGTAATCATTTCGCAGAAATGAGTTTCACAATTGAGAAAGCTACCGTGACTGCAGTTTCAAGAGCATTAAAAGCAGAATATACATTAGAACTTGCACAAGACCTTAAAGCAATTCACGGTCTTGACGCTGAGTCAGAACTTGCAAACATTCTATCATCAGAAATCCTTGCTGAAATCAACAGGGAAGTAATCAGAGGTGTTAACAACCAAGCTAAAACAGGTGCAGCTGCAACAGCTTCAGCTGGTACATTTAACTTAGACGTTGACGCTAACGGTAGATGGTCTGTTGAAAAGTTCAAAGGATTGTTATTCCAAATCGAAAGAGAATCAAACACAATCGCTAAAGAAACAAGAAGAGGAAAAGGAAACTTTATTCTTTGTTCTTCAGACGTTGCTTCTGCATTGTCAATGGCTGGTGTATTAGATTACACACCTGCTCTTTCAACAAACTTAAACGTTGATGACACTGGTAATACTTTTGCTGGTTTATTAAACGGAAGAGTTAAGGTATACATCGACCCTTATGCATCATCAGACTATATGACTGTTGGTTATAGAGGTTCTAATCCTTATGACGCTGGTTTATTCTATTGCCCATACGTTCCATTACAAATGGTTCGTGCAGTTGGTGAGAACACTTTCCAACCAAAAATCGGTTTCAAAACTAGATATGGTATGGTAAGTAATCCATTTGTTGGTTCTACACCTGCAAACGGTCTTGCTTCTGCAGGTACTAACCAGTACTTCAGAAAAATGGCAGTTTCTAACATTCTGTAAACAGAATTTAGTAGTTATTTTAAAAGGGGTCTTTTTAGACCCCTTTTTTTATATAAATACTTTATATAATCGTTCATTCACTCTAAATGTAGCAGTGAACGGAAGTAGTCAATAGTGACGAAGGAACGCATCTTCGTTCATCCCGTAAGGGACGGAAGTAGGTGATTATACCGAAGGAACGCATCTTTGTAAAAGGAGATGTTATGACTAAATATCAAGTCGCACAATTCAAACGTGCAATCAAAAAAGAAATCTCCAAGGAAAATAAAAGCCCTCAGGTAAAAAACCATGTTATAAACAAAGGTTCATTACCTGATTATATTGCAAAAAATCCTTGGTATTAAACTTTAAACCCCACGAAAGTGGGGTTTTTAATGTGACTTTAACCGTTCAATGTCTTGGGTATCCCCAATTCTTTACACCGTGTCCTTCTAGTCAGGCCTTACCTGAATTTTATAAAGGTCGATAGGTAGCGACCATACGGAAGTTCGTTTACCACACCATCCCAATTCGTCAGAAATTTCAAGTGCTTCTCTGTTCGGATTCTATCCACACCTCACGATTATATGCCACGTCTTAATTGACTTTAACAGTGTGGAACACCTTGTCTATACGGAACAACCTCTCACAACCATCTAACTTCCGTCTCGACTTCCTACTTTACTAGTATACTAAAAAATAATATGCATTGTCAAGTGTTATAAATACTAATATAACGGAGATATTTATGACTGATTATGAAAAAACATTGAGAGTGATGGAAGGGCCTTGGGAATCAAAAGCATTTCCCAACGGTCAAGAAAAAAGAAGTGGTCTAATCAATAGAAAGATTGTCACACTATATCAAGAAGACGGTTATCTTTGTGAAGAAACGGTCACAAGAGAGTATAGAGGTGATGATTACTTTGATACCACATCAACAAAGAGAGTATTAAAACTTGACTGATATTAATAAATCATTACTCAATAATAATAACTTTAGACTATTAATAGATAAAGTTCCTACTGTTGAGTATTACGTACAATCTGTAAATATACCTTCAATGGTATTCTTAGAATCAATGATGCCTACGAGGGTAGGTATTGATGCATACTTTCCAGGCGACAAAGTCACTTTTAGTAATCTAAGTGTCACGTTTTTAGTTGACGAAGACTTAGAAAACTATAAAGAAATGTATGATTGGATGAATGCAATTGTTCCAATATCTGATTCTACAGATTATAAAGACTACGTAAATACGGATACACTTACAACTGGTGAGTTATCTAATATTAATGACGATTTAATACAATACTCTCAAATCACATTGGTGACAAACACTAATAAAAACTTACCAAATAAATTCTTCAGATTCTATGATTGTTTTCCAGTTGGATTAGGAGAAATAGAATTAAAATCGGGTTCTGAATCAGAGACCGTGACTTGTACTGCAGAATTTAGATTCACTTATTTTGACATAAATACCACTAGTTAGAACACACTTTTAGTGGTATAATAGTATATTATGACTTTAGATGAAATCAAAGAACTATGGGAAAAAGATTGTATAATCGATGATATCGAATTAGATAAATCTTCTCTTGAAGTTCCAAAACTACATGCAAAATATCAAGACTTACTTACAAGTAAGATACTTCTATTGAAACAACATGAATTTAAATATAACACTTTACTTAAAGATAAGTGGTTATGGTTTAATGGTAAAATGGATGAAGATAGGATAAGAGAACTTGGATGGAGTGATGACCCTTTTGATGGTCTTAAGATTATGAAAAACGATATGCAATTGTTTTTTAATTCAGATGAAGACCTACAAAAAGCAAAAGCAAAGATTGAGTATCTAAAAGTCACAATAGATTTTCTAAAAGAGTGTATGCAAAATATTACATGGAGACACCAAACAATCAAAAATACCATTGATTGGAGAAAATTTATGGCAGGTCAATAATGATTCTAAGAAATTACCTTTGTGAAATCCCAAACTTTTTCACTGCAGAAGAAGTACAAAAAATTCATAAGTATGCAAACACACTACCAGTAGATGAAGGTAGGGTTGGAGATAATAGAAATGATGTTGATGCAGATGATTCTGATTTCAACATAAATGATTCTATTAGACGTTCAACTGTAAAATGGTTTAAAAATGATTCTAGTCTAGAATTTGATATGATGGGTAAAATCCATGAAGGTCTAAGACAAGCGAAGGAAGTGTGTGGATGGGAACACCAATACGATTATATAGAAAATCTTCAATACACTATCTATCGAGAATCAACAGAAACAAAAGGTGACTTTTACACTTGGCACACTGATGCAGGTGATACATTATATGATAATGGGATGCACCGAAAATTAAGTTTTACAATTCAATTAACAGACCCTGATGAATATGAAGGTGGTCATTTCCAATGGTTGGAACCACAAGGTGAATTTAATAGATTGGATTCTAGTTTACAAGTTGATTTACATAATGCAGTGAGAACAGTTCCGTTCTCTTCAAAATCAAAAGGGAGTATGATTGTATTCCCATCATTCCTATATCACCAAGTGACCCCAGTGTTAAGAGGAACTCGTATATCTCTAGTAGGTTGGTGTGTAGGAAGACCATATGTCTGATACAGTAAGAGTTTCTAAAATAGACGAAGTCTTTATGAAAGTCCATTGTGATAAAGGACTTGCAAGAGACTTGTTTGATTTCTTTTCCTTTACAGTTCCAGGCGCAAAGTTTATGCCTTCATATAAGAATAAATTTTGGGATGGAAAGGTAAGACTCTTTTCAATAAAAACAAATAAGATATACATAGGATTACTTCCATATGTAGATGAATTTTGTAGAGAAAGAGGATACAACTTTGAGGGTGTAAATGATGTTCTTGGAGATAAACAAAGAATCACTGATGAGGATGTAGATTACTTTATCAATGGTGACGACTTAGTTCCAGGCCTAGGACTTCCTTTTCAACCACGTGATTATCAGATAGATGCATTTAAAACTGCAGTGCAATATGGAAGACAACTTTTATTGTCTCCTACTGCAAGTGGTAAGTCTTTAATTATCTACATGTTGTGTAGATGGTTTGAAGGTGAAATGTCTCTACCTAATTGTAAAACTATTATTATCGTCCCCACTACATCATTAGTAGAACAGATGGCGAAGGATTTTGAAGAATATGGATATGATAAAGACATTTGTAAAATTTATAGTGGTCAACCTGTATTTTCTGCTAACATTACGATATCGACATGGCAGAGTTTTAGTAAAGCACCTAAAGAAGTCTTACAAGGATTTGACGTAGTAATAGGAGACGAAGCACACCTATTCAAAGCACAAACACTAAAAGGTATTCTCGAGAAAATGAAGAATACTGCAATACGTATTGGAACTACTGGAACATTAGACGGAACTGAAGTTCATAGATTACAACTCGAAGGATTGTTTGGCCCAGTCAAGAAAGTAATCACTTCAAAGGAACTTATGGATGATGGTACTATTGCAAATTTAGAAATTGATTGTATCATACTTCGTCATACTAAACAGAAAAAAATGACATACCAAGATGAAATGGATTACTTGGTGTCGAATGATAGTAGAAATGAATTTATATGTAATCTTACATATTCTCTAAAAGGTAATACACTTGTATTGTTTCAGTATGTAGAAAAACATGGAGTTGTATTACATAATAAGATGTTTTCTAGAATACCCAAACAATTACATTACGTCTATGGTGGTACAGACACTGAAGACAGAGAAAAGGTCAGAGAGATTGTTGAGAATGCACAAGACAATGTAATCCTTGCATCATATGGTACATTCTCCACTGGTGTAAATATTAAAAAGATTGATAATGTTATTTTTGCAAGTCCTTCTAAATCAAGAATACGTAATCTACAATCTATAGGTAGAGGTCTACGTAAAACAGAAGGGAAGGATTCTATGAGATTGTTTGATATTGCAGACGACTTACAATGCAATAATTATACGTTGAATCACCTGAAAGAAAGAATAAATACTTATAACGAAGAAGGTTTTTCGTATAATATCAAACAATTCGATTTAAAATGATTGCATGGAAAGGTTATAAAGGATACGAAATACTAGACGACTTCCTTACAGATGAAGAATATACACACTACTACAACGTATGTAAGAGAGTATATGACAGTGTTTTAGAATCACCTAACCATAAAAACTATTGTTGGAATGACAAAGAAGAATTAAATCTCAATAAAATCGAAGGTGCATGTAAATTTGAATCTGAATTTTTACGTCTAGCATCACACCCAAATCTAGTTAAGAAGGCAAAAGAACTCCTAAATACTAATGAGAGTATTGATGTTTATATCAGTAAATTCTTTCCAATGAAAGCTGGAACTGGTCATTCAACATATATGCACCAAGATAATTATTACTTCCAAGGAGATAGTAATGAAATTCTAAGTTGTGCAGTGTATATGGAAGACACTACTAAAGAGAATGGTTGTCTAAGACTTGCAGAACAAAGTCATGTATTAGGTCTTGCACCACATGATATACCCAGTGACATTAAGGGAATTTATTGGATAGACCCAAACTATGTCGAAAAATTTAACATCATAGACATGGAAAGGAAAGCACCATACGCTACATTCTTTGATATCAATTTGATACATGGATGTTATAATAATAAATCAGATAGTACTAGATTTAGTCTTGCATGGGAGTATATCAAAACTAGTAATACAAATGTAGTTGAATCTGATTTACCTTTTTGTGATAGGACAACAATAGGATAATGGCAACACCAAAAGATTTAGTACCAAACAAATACGAAGTTCTCAAACTTAAAACAGGAACTGAAATTTGTGGTATGACTAGAGATACAGGAAATGGTATCGAAATAGTTTTACCTATGATATGTCAATTGAGTGCAATCACTAAGAAACAAACACTTGCAACTTTTTATCCTTATGCACCTCTATCTAAAGACCCCTCTGTAATAATTTCTATAGAACAAATTTTACACCGTAGTAATATGAACGAACAGTTCATTCCCTTTTATGATGAAGCCTCTTCTCAATGGCAAACAATGGTTGAAGAAGGTAAGATACCTTTAACTAATAAGTCTAATATCAGAGGACTTGTTGAACAAACTATTTCAGATATGATGAGTAGAGTGAGTGAGGAAGAATATTACGAAGAAGAGGATTTTGAAATCCCATCCGACAAAACTATTCATTAGGATTTTCTTTTTACTAAATAAGTGCGTATAACATACGCATATCTTATAATTATATATTAATGGAGTTTATAATAAGAAAATGACTGAATTAGTTAACAGTTTAAAAGAAAAGGCAGAAGACATTACAATTGAAAACTTAAAAGAGTTTGCAGAAATCACAACTCTTGTGTTAACTTTTGTATTTTGTGTAGTTGCAGTTTCACCTATAGTGTAAGGAGTAAAATGGAAATATTCGGTTTAACCGTTTTCGGAATATTTGTCAGTTGGTTGTATCTATCGTATGCACCCATGCATGACATTAGAGCTTATATCTACAGTGCAGATGATTTCAATACTGCAATGCAGATGAGAAAAAGAGAAAAAGATGAGTCTAGAAAAGAAAGCACTACAAGTAGTTAATTTATCTCCATCAGAAGCATGGGTCGAGAAACTACATGACGTTCACCCAATGAAACAAGTCGCAGTCGCATCTGTAATACAAGTTTGTGTTTTCGGATTTATGCTACTTTCATTCTTCATAATAGGACAGTTTGTATGAAGACCTATATAGTATATACAATGATTGCGATTACTTTCTTTTACATTACAATCGGTGAAAAAGATAGAATGGGAACACGTGCAATTTTACGAGACGGTGAAGTTGTTTCAGGTGCATACTTACCTAAGTAATCTCTTTATTATAGTATATCCCCGCTGGGTCATATAAATCATATCACGACTTTTTAAATCCCACAAGGGGTTTTTTGAAAAAAGTTTCAAAAATTATCATTTAATAAATACTAAAAAACCCCTTACAATATCACGTTTTTTGTGTATAATGGATACATGACTACAAAAAAACAAAACGAACATTACGTTAATAACAAGGACTTTACCAACGCAGTCGCAGAGTACGTCAATCAAATAAATGAGGCGAATGCAAATGGGGAAACTCCTCCAAGAATGTCAGAGTACATAGGTGAGTGTATCTATAAGATTGCAACTCGACTATCTACAAGACCAAATTTCATAAACTATACTTATAGAGACGAAATGATTTGTGATGCAATTGAGAACTGCATACAATACATAGGAAACTTTAACGTAGAAAAATCAAACAATGCATTCGCATATATCACTCAGATATGTTATTATGCATTTCTTAGAAGAATCCAAAAGGAAAAGAAACAAGTTTATATCAAACAACAGGCTATCGATGCAACTAATATTACTATGGATGCATTCGATACTATTGACGGTCAACATGACCCAAGTTTAATCAATACAAATGTTGAGTGGATGCAGGAGAATATGACTCGTGTAGAATACGAACCAAGAAAATCAAAAAAGGCAAAACCTAAAAAAACTAACTTAGAAAACTTTACTGAATGAAAATTGCAATATTGAACGATACCCATTGTGGTGTTCGTGGTGACATGGTTGAAATGTCAAAATATCAAGGAAGATTTTACAATGAAATCTTTTTCCCATACTTAGATGAACATAATATTAAAAAAATAATTCATCTAGGAGATTACTTTGATAGAAGAAAGTATATAAACTTTGCATCTATGAAAGCGAATATCAAACATTTTATTGAACCTATGAATGAACGTGGTATTACCATGGATTTAATTCTTGGTAATCATGACACCTATTATAAGAACACAAATGATGTAAATGCACCTGAGTTGTTATTATACAATCAACCAAACGTTGACGTGATAGTAGAATGTGAAACTAGAGAATATGATGGTTTTAACATTGCATTAGTTCCATGGATTAATCCTGAAAACTATGCAGACTCAATAGAGTATCTTATGTCTGCACCTGCATCAGTTTGTATGGGTCACTTTGAGATTGAAGGTGCATTAGTCCACCCAGGCATGACGTGTCAACATGGTCTTGACCACTCATATCTAAAAAGATTTGATAAAGTCTATAGTGGTCACTTCCATCAAAAGTCAGAAGTAAAGAACATAAAATATATTGGTTCACAAATGCAATTCACATGGTCAGATTATGGAGATAACAAATACTTCCATATCTTTGATACTGAAGACCAATCAATGACACCAGTACATAATCCAATCACAATGTTTGAAAAGTCATTCTATGATGACACCAAAGAAACATTTGAAACTATATCAAATGCAGATTATTCAAACCTAGAAGGAAAGTTTGTAAAAGTAGTTGTAGTCAATAAAGACAATCCTTACTGGTTTGATACGTTCCTTGATAAAGTCCATGCACAAAATCCTTTACACGTTTCTGTAGTAGATGACAATAAACACATGGACTTTTTCGATGACGATGATATAGAAGACATTGAAGATACACTTACAATTCTATCCAAGTATGTGGATGGGTTAGATATACAAGGTAAGAAAAAACCTCTTAACGAATTGATGACTACCCTGTATAATGAAGCATTGGACGAACATAATTATCTATGATAAATTTTAAAAAGGTAAGATGGAAGAATCTACTTTCATCGGGTAATAACTTTACTGAAATAGAATTAAACTCTCACCAAACAACTCTAGTATTAGGTGAGAATGGTGCAGGTAAATCTACTTTACTTGACGCTTTATGTTTTGGATTATATGGAAAAGGATTCCGTAATCTGAAGAAAGACCTATTAATCAATAGTATCAATGAGAAAGGACTTGTAGTAGAAGTCGAATTCTCTATTGGTAAAAAAGAATACAAAGTAATCCGTGGTGCAAAACCAAATAAATTTGAACTTTATGTCAATGATATAATGGTAAATCAAGATGCAACCGTCAAGGATTATCAAGAACACTTAGAAAAGAATGTTCTCAAAATGAGTTATCGTTCTTTTACTCAAGTCGCAATTTTGGGTTCTGCAAACTTTACACCTTTCATGCAATTACGTGCCGTAGAAAGACGTAAACTTGTAGAAGACCTACTAGACATTTCTATATTTTCAACTATGAGAGATATACTTCGTAAGAAGGTATCAGAACATAACATTGAAATTAAAGAAACAAACCATGAGATAGAACTCATGGAAGAACGAATCAATGGTTTGAATGAACAACTTAATGCACTTCGTGAAAATCGTGAGAAGAAAATCTCACAATATGAATCTACTGTTGAAGAAACTGAAAACAATATCGACAACTTATTGGAGAAAGTAGATGAAAAGACGAAAAATGTGGTGGAGAAAAAATCCACCATCAAGGATAAAGACCCTCAAACGGATAGACTCAAACAAGCTCTTGATGTGGAGAAACGATTACAAGAGTCTAGAAAGAAAGCACTTGCAGACATTGAGTTCTATGAGAACAACGATGATTGTCCCACCTGTAAACAAGGTTTAGACGATGAACACAAGAAGAAACACATTGAAGAAAAAACTGCAAAAGTCGAAGAGGTCAAAGAGGCAATCACAAAGATTGATGAACTCATCCAAGAAGTCAGAGATAGAATTGAAGAAATAAACAAAGTACAGGACGAAATTGAAAAGATACAAAAAGAGATTGGTATCATTCAAACAGAAATCTTATCTAATCAAAAGTTTGTAAAGAAAATACAAGGTGAAATAAAAGAGTTAGAAAAAGAACAAAGTGGTAGTTCTGATGCACATGAACACTTAAGTGAAACTGAAGACAAACTAGAAATCTTACATAAGAAGAAAGAATCACAAGTTGACCAAGGTCATTACTATGATATTGCAACAACACTTCTAAGAGACCAAGGTGTAAAAGAAAAGATTATTAAACAATATGTTCCAATCATGAACAAACTGATTAACAAGTATCTTGCACAACTTGAGTTCTATGTTGGTTTTGAGTTGAATGAATCATTTGAAGAAACAATCAAATCAAGATTTAGAGACGTATTTAAATACGATAACTTCTCACAAGGTGAAAAGATGAGAATAGATTTATCATTGTTATTTACATGGAGAGCAGTTGCAAGAATGAAAAACAGTGTAAATACAAATCTATTGATATTGGATGAAGTGTTTGACTCTTCACTTGATACCAACGGAACAGATGACTTCTTAAAACTACTAAACACCCTAACAGAAAAGACAAATGCATTTATCATTTCTCATAAAGGTGATGTATTATATGACAAGTTTGAGAATGTAATTAGATTTGAAAAACATAAGAACTTCTCGAGAATCGCAGAATAATATAAATAGTAGTATGAAATCTTTTTCAGAATACCTTAATCCAAAACTCGATAAGTTGGAATTATCTACTTATGATAAACCTATATTATCAGAAGATATCGATTTACCAGTAGATGTTCTAAGTGGATTCGAAGTATCTCAGGTTGATAAATCCGAAAGGGCAACAGTTCAAATTAAGGTATCATCTACCGATAGAGATACCGATAGAGACGAAATTTTAAGAAGGTTAAAAAATGCAGGTATAAAAGCAGAACTTATTTCCACAAGTTCATCGGTTGACCCAATTCAAGGGGAGTTTGATGGTAGAAAATTCAGAATCAATGTAAAACCCAAATCAGGTGGAATGGGAGAAACAACTCTAAACTCTAGTATTACAGAGTTATTTCCTTGTATTGCATTTGAAAAAAATCTAAATCCTACTACTCCTGAAAATTTTATGGAAAAACTATTAGAAGTAGATTTGAGTTCATTAACTTGTATTGGTTCAGGAGATTTAAAGGCTGCACAAGAAACAATAAACAAAGCAGACACTTCATCTAAATTTAAAGATAAGATGGATAATGCTATCGGTATTCTAAAATTTTTAAACGACCAACATAAAGATAAACCAATCAAAAATGTTTATTGGGGATATAGAACAAAACCAAATGGTGTTCCTAAAGGACATCCAGGCGATATGTTTATTGAGTATACAGATGGTAAAATGATAGGTGTAAGTTTGAAAGCAGGTGGTAAGAAAACTTCAGAACCACAACTAAACACATATCATAGAACTGTTTTTAAAAACAAAAGGGGTGGTGCAGATTTCAATGATACAAAAGGAAATGATGCACTAAGAAAACAGATATACAATCAGGTATATACAAAAGTTAAGGGTATGCCTGCATTAGATAATTTTGATGGTGGAACTGGTGGAAGACATAAAGATAAGAAAGAAACTATAAAGGCAATCGATAAATTATCAAAACGTGACCACGACACACTATATAATGAATACTTAGAATTAGTTCGACAAGGGTTAATTGCTAGATTTAACAAAAACAAAAAAGAAAGTTTAAAATACATTAAAGATGCAATCCTAAGAGAAGCACCTGATGTTCCTACAATAGTAATAAAGGCAGTAGGGACAGATTATTCAGAAGTCACTGATAGGAATGAACTTGGTGTATTTTTACCACAAGTAGATTTTGTAAAAGCTGAAACTGGTAAAACAAAACAAGATTGGACAATAGTATTAAAAAGTGGAAGTGAGAAAGTGAAATTAGGTATGACTTGCCGTTCTAGTAGTGGTGGTAAACTTAAACAGTTTAGTCTCAAAGTCACATATACGGGAATAATGAAATAATGTATGAATTAGTTGAAGAAGCAAGTAAGGTTCTAAGAACCCCACCACAACCTTTTGATTTCGAAAATAGAACGGATGCAAAAGAGATAGAAGAAAAACTTGCAGAGTCTATGGAGAAGTTTGGTGGTATTGGACTATCTGCAAATCAAGTCGGATTAGATGCAAGAGTGTTTGTGATGAGAACACAAGACGGAATAAAGGCATTCTTTAATCCTGAAATTACTAAAGTATCACAAGAAACGGATTTAATG